TATTCGCAACGGACAGCGAAAAACAACCGATGAGGCTAATGACTATTTTGAGGCCGTTCTTCATAGAAAGCCTTCATATTTAATGCGATTTTTAAATACTGCTGCTTTGGAATATTTTCTTTCAGGATTGATTATTCCGCGAGTAGATTGGGAAGAGATTATTGGTTCAGAATTGAGTCCAAGATTAAAAGCAGGAAAGATGTATAAGGTCCCCGTGTTTGACTTATATCCGCCTATGTTAGTTGAAGTTGAGTGGGCAGGATGGGGAAAAAAGACATACTTTCTTAAAATACCTTCCTCTGATGTTCGATTAATACGAGCGGGGGGAAGTAAGATAAAAGCTCAGCAATTAAAATATGAAATGTGGAAAAATACTTATCCAATGTTAGTTACTAGTATAGTTAGTGGTAGCGACCGCATACAATTGATTGATGCTGACCCTATCTTACGTAAAGAGTTTACATATACCCAATATCCTACACCATTTTTAGAAAATGCTTTGGAAGCCATAGTATTTAAGCAGCAACTTCGAAGAATGGATTTTGCCGTAGCTTCTAGAGTTATCAACGCTATTTTACTTGTTCGTGAAGGAGATAGAGATTTCCCATTAACTGAAGAAACAAGAGAAAATTTAGATGACTTAAAAGCTCAAATTCTTGCTCGTTCTAATAATCCTAGATTATTGGAGCGGCTGTTTGTTTTGTTTTCTAATCACACGACACACTTGAATGGATAACTCCTGATGTTAGTGCTATGTTGAATCAGGATAAGTATCGACAAACAAATGAAGAGTTACAGGAAGCTTTAGGCTTTACAAGAATTTTAATTACGGGGGAAGCAAGAGCGTCGGAAGCTGCCGAAGTTTCCACATATGCTGTTCAGCCTCAAATGGAACAACTTCGTTCAATGCTTAGAGAATGGGTGGTTACCATTTATGAGCAAGCTTCTGAAAATAATGGATTTAGAAATACGCCTGTTCCTGCTTTCAAGCCTATACGCCTTCAAGATTATATCAAGACTGCTGCTGTTTTCCAACAAGCGTTTGCCGAAGGAAATCTTTCTCGTACTACGAGAGCCGAATCTATTGGAACTGATTTTGAGACTGAAGTTGAGCTAATGAATGATGAGAAAGACTTGATGGAAGGCTTACCAGCTTTCCCACCAATGCCATATAGCCCATTGCCACCCGGTATGACCCCCGGTGGCAACGGTAGACCGATTGGTAGTCAAAATGTTCCTATTAATAAAAGAAATACTGGTGTAAAACCAAAAGGACAGAAGCCCGTTTCTAGGGTAAAGGCTGCATCTGTTGACGATATTGAGTTAATGGAAGATGCGGATGTTATAGATTTAATGAGCAAAATTGCTAATGAGAGAGGTTTAAAAATTACCTTAGAAATGTTAAATGATAAAGAAGAATAATTATTGCCCAAATATTGATAGTATTTGAGTATTACGAATATGGTAGAACATTCTATTGTTTCAATTTTATGGAGGGACCACGTTCATGTCGAAAGGTCCCCTATGGTAAAAAATCCCGATAAGGAGATAACGTTAACACTTTCGGTTGGCATATTATATAAAGAAACGAAAAAGACAATTACCCTTGTGTCTGAAGTTGAACGTTATAGTGATAAAGATGATGTCACATATCTTATTATACTTAAGGATGCGGTAGAGGCTGTTAAAGAGTATGGAAAAATTAAGTTAAAAAAACTTCAAACATAAGGGGGAATTTAAATGCTAGATGATTTCACTAACCAGCTTACACAATTACAGCCGTATTTACCGTATTTGATTGTGGTTCTTGCTGGAATTTATGGAGCAAAAAAGCTGGGTATTCCCAATCAGGTGGAAAAACTTGTATCAACACTTAAAGACCTTGTTGAGATACAGTCTAACAAAATTCAAGAGTTAGAGAACATACATGAGATAGATAATGACAAGATAGCATCATTAGAACAGCGTGTTAATGACTTGGAGCAATTGGTAATTCATCAAGGCAAGTTGATTGAAGCTCTTATAAAAAAATTACAAGCTCCGGTAAAAATAGTAAACATAAATGACCCCGAATGGGCAAATCTGCTAAAAGAGAGTGAGGATATCGAAACCTTTAAACGCGGTATTTTAGAGGCGAAAGAGGATTTTGAATAAAGGTGGTGAATAATGAGAAACGTTATTTGGACATCTGCTATAGCAGAATTAACGGAGGTTTCTTCGGATAATTTTAGTAATCCCCTTCTTACTGTTGCTAAATTTATATTTGCTGACGATAAGGGAAATGTAAATAGGCAAGGTATAGAGGTAACTGATTTCCCAGCTATAGCACAATCTGCTATCGACATGCCTGTTAAAATGAGTTTTTCAGAAACGGGTGCAGGAAATCATTATGGTTCAATTCCCATTGGACATATAAAAGCTATGGAAACAGTTCAAGAAAATGATGTAAATAAATTGATTGCTACTGCTGTTCTATATGCGGATGAATATCCAGACGAAATTAACTTCTTAAAGGATGCTTACGCATCTGGTAAAGCTCCGGGGATTTCTTGGGAACTTAACTATAAGTCCAGCATTGTACGTGATGGTATTGAATGGTTAAAAGAAATCGTTACTAAAGCTGCGACATTTGTGAAAGTTCCTGCATATGGCTCTAGAACACATCTTTTGGCTCTAGCTTCTGCTGAGGATAATACTTTAGTAGAACTAGCGAAAGAAATTTTACTTCAGGCCAATATTAAGGAAGAACCTAAAGATAAAGGAGGTAATAAAGTGGAGAAAGAAGAATTGGAAAGAAAGCTAGCTGAGGCTACTGCTGATGCTGCTTCCAAGGATGCAGAGATAGCGCGTCTTGGTACGGTTATTACAGAAAAAGACGCTGCTTACGAAGAATTGAATAAAAAGGTACAGGCTATGGAAAAGGCAACGCTTATTGAGTCTCGCACTCATAAGCTTGTTGAAGCCGGATTCACTCTAGAGGCTGATGCTGAAAAGCTAGCTAAGAAAAAGGAATTTTGGGCTTCTCTTTCGGAAGAGGCATTTAATGAATATGTGGAAGATTTGAAAGCTGCTAAAGCAACTGCTAAGCCTGCTATAGCTTCACATAGAACAGTAGAAGGTCTACCAAAGCTAGCACTAGCTGAAGTGGATGGCACTGATTTTGAAACCCTAAAGCAAGATATGAAAAAGCTTGCAAGAAATTCCCAATAAAAGGAGGTAAGAGTGAATAATGGCAAATGCAATTGATTCTGGAAATCCTGTTAGTACAACTAAATTCATCGTAAATAAGTACGATGATATTGATGGTAGTAGAGCTAGTCAGGAAACTCCGCGTGGTCGTCTATGCTTCCGTGATACAAATGGACGTATGACTTTACCTCGCACATTAATAGAAGCTAAGAAAGCGGTATTTCCCGTAGATTGGGCTAAGCCGCTTAATCCGGGTCCTTATTTCGATGGTGCCGGATTAAATGGTACAACTTTGTATCCATTTAATGATGGTTCTCTTGACTTACAGGAAACAGATTTTGCACTAGACCCTGACACAGTATTTAGCACACCTTGGCCAGCAGCAGTTAAGCAGTATGATTTACCGCCTGCCCTATATGACTTACCTGTAACATCAGGTAATAAGGTTTTGGTTTTCGACCAAGGCACATTTACTTATGGCTCAGGTAATTACACAGGTGTATCAAGCGACTACACAGTTGGTTCTACTGTTTATACAGATTATGCGTCTGGTAATGAGGGCAAACTTACACCTTCTGGTCTTGCAGCAGGAAATACTGTTGTAGGAACAGTTGTTAATAAAGATGTATTTGGACAGAATACTATTACTGTCAAGCTTCGCGGCGTAGCCGCTTTGAGCTAAGTCTATAAAAAGGAGGCGAAATAAGTAGAATGAATGATAATAGACTAACTCCTGAATATAGACTAGCGCTTGCGGAGTTAGCGAGAAAAGATAAAGCGGCCTTTGCTGAAGTTATTACCGAGTACATTGACCCGGTATATTTAACCTTAGACCTTGCTTCGACCTTTATGGATACGAAGGAAATGTCTTTTGGTGATATTTTAGTAAAGAGATTCAAGGGTAAGTACCATGTACAGCAAATCGTACCGGGCCAAATTACTCTTGGTGAGCAAATCACTGTCCGCGATAAGGCGATGTCAATTAACCTTGATATTCTTAGCGCGAAGGCATCATATAACACCTTGGAATTAGAGCATGGTGGACCTCAGTTTACTCCTGAAGTTGTAAAGTCCGATGTTCAGAAGGCTCTTGCAGAAAGAGTTCTTATGCGTACATGGAATGCTCTAGCAAATATTTGGACAACAGCTAACGTTACTGCGCTTACAATTACTGGTGCAACTAACTCTAACTTCCTAGATGCGTCTGGTGCTCTAACAGCATCCGTTTTGGATGCGGCTATCGACCATACAAATTATTGGGCAGGCTCAGTTAGAACAATCATTGGTACAGAATCGGCATTAGCACCATTAAGTACATTTGGACAATATCAGATTATCGGAACAGATAACTATGTTACGCAAAATGGGCAACCACCTCTAACAATCCAAAATGTTTCACCGTATGGTAATGGTTCTAAAGCTATTGAAAGTTATCGTGGTGTAACAAATATCGTTAGACTAAAGCAAATTTTTGACCAATCTGAGTATCCTCCTCGTCCACTTCTACCGAATGATTTCGTACTAGTGGTAGGGGACAACATCGGACAGTTTATTACTTACGGTGGTCCTCAGTATAAGGAATACATTGACAACGAGCCAACTCCACCTTATTGGAACTATGAGACATGGCTACAATTTGGTATGATGATTTGGAATGCTCGCGGTCTTACAAAGATTAAGGTAACTTCGACTATCCCATAAGCTAAAAGCCCAAGGTAAGTCGTGGTTGACTGTTATTAATTGAGCGGGGCTGCTGGTTGTATTGAGCGTGCAGCCAGTAGCCCCATCAGTTTTATTTTCATCCAATGTGGATGTTGTGTGTTTAGGAGGAAAGGTAAAAATGACTGAAAGAATTTATTTTAAGAGAAACGTTGGTTATACTATCGGGGTTAGATTGTTTCCGGGTGACTGGAATGGTGTAGCATTGACAGTTGAAAATCCTGTTGTTGGAATAGATGCCGATAAGTTAAAGGATTTCAAGCGTGCAAATAAATCATTACTTGAACGTGGGATGCTTATACAAATTCCCGAACCTAGTACGGATTTTGAAAATGCTAATCTTTTAACAGATGAAGAAATTACAGAAGTTATTAAGAATCCACTCAAATTAAAGAAGTTATTAAAAGAAATGGATTCTGAACCAGCAATTACAAGAATTCTCGAAGAGGCGAAATTTCAAGGTAGACCACCAAAGACTGTGGCTTTAATTCAAGCAAGACTAGAGGAAATATCAGATATAACATTGGCAGAAATGCAAGGAGTCGTGTAACATTGAATTTGCTGGACCTTGTACCACCGTTTAAGCGCCATCTTAAACAGTACAAAAGTAGTACTGATGTAGATTCTGTATTGGCGGCGTACTTAGCCGATGCTGTCGAGGCTCTACAATTTCGTTGGGGTCGCACATATGCGATTACTTTTACATCTCCGCAAACTTATGCTGTTTCACCAGATATTGTATA